GAGAGGTACGTTGATATTATACGCAACGGATACAACATGGAAGACGAATTTGAATGGCTAGTACAAGCGGTGCTATCTGATCCGACACACGCTAGAGAAATGCTTATTGATGCAATTAAATCACATACAAAATGAAAGACAATAAACTAATAGCAGAATTTATGGGGTTGCGTACCAACTCCTACGGAGATTACAACATCGACAAAGATGTGATGGGATTCGATATGATTGTGTGCTCTCTTGCGGACACTAAGTTTCACGAGTCATGGGATTGGTTGATGCCTGTAGCAGAGAAATGCTTAACGACAGGAGACAGGCAACACTACGTTATCAACGATGCACTACTAACGTGTAACATTGAGGAGGTATACAAAGCAGTAGTAGAATTTATTAAAGGATGTAACGATGAAAAACAATAATTACAGACAAGTAGAGATAGCTTTAAGAGAAGCTCAACAAAAAGTAAATGAACTTAAAGCACACATGCAACAACTTAAAGACGAAAACATAGAACAACAAACTTGGACTATAACATATAGAGAGGGGGGGAGAAGCTTAGGTGGTGGTTCAAGATTGCCTAAGTCCACTCGTGGTCATAGAAAGCATTATATTTTTAATAAAGAATTAAACAGAAATATATGCGAAGTTTATGGTGATAGGAAAAGAGCTGGAAAGCTATCTTATATTATATCACAAGTTCCAAATATGATTAAACTAATGAGAAAGGTTTGCGACAGAAACAGAACTTTAACTGCAAACGATCGTGCTGACATAAGAGAGATGTTGATGGATATAGATTCAGACGGCAAGCGTACCTGTCCAGTTGCTGGAGAGTATAACGTTTTCTAATAAAAGATTGCATAATATAAAAAAATAAAATAAATATGAAACGAGAAGTTGATTTTGAACTAGGTTGTGGTGTAGAAGCCACACTGGTTTACTATGTAGTCGATTACCCCGAAGGTCGTAGTGTTGACCTTGATTGGTTGTACTACAGAAGTGGTAAAGACAAACACGATATGTCATTCCTTCTAGATGACAATAGCTTTCGCAGTTATATGCAAGAATTAGCTGAAGAAGATTTTGCTGACCTATAAATTAAATAAAATGAAAATGTTAAACCCATTTAGAAATCTATCCATAGACGAACTTGTATGTGCTTACGAAATGTATTCAGAGCTGGGCGATACAGATGCTATTGGTTGGGTGGTGGAAACCTTTTGCGATAGATCAAAAATATATATAGATTTCTAATGAATACTAAAAGTAAAATAAGGCTTTACATATGTATTACCTTGTTTTGGATAGTATTATGCACATACTTACAAATGTGCAGATAATTACAGTGAGCGTTTGGTATGCACGTTAGGGGAGGTGATGTTCCCCGCATGATTTGGTCGTGCTGACTGCTTTTAATTGGTTATGTAGGGGGGTTCGATTCCCCCCGCTCACACAAATCTTGATAAGTGAGGGGGCAAACTTTTATTAACAACTAACAGGTAACCCCAAGTCCTCCTTGCTTATCATTTAATTAAAAATAAAAACTATTAAATATGCCTAAAATTTTACAAATGTCTAAAGACATACACGAAGCAATTCAACCATTAATGAAATCTGATCCAGAATTGTATTCTGAATTACGAAACATTATCAATAAACACACGCATTCTCCAAAAGTAAATAACTCTATATTTTCATTAACAGCCTACAGGCATAATGATATGTGGGTGTTTGACGATGAGGAAAGAGGTTTAGTAAAAGAGCCTTTTGTTCATGGTGCAGACACTATGTTCGACTTCATGAGCGGTAACGTACTTCCTGGAGTAAACAACACAAGATGCTCAATAGCATTCTCTGCAAATCCAATGCTAAATAATGACGTACATGTAAAGCACATCGAGGATCTAGGTGAGGATATGGGCGATGTATACGAAGTAGTAAGTGCATTTACTTCTGCGTCTACTTCATTTGACGGCTTCCAATTTTGGTTATGCCCAGCATTGCTTTCATTCTTTGACAAAGCACCCGAAAACATTTATGTATCAGTAACTTCAGCATCATGAGTAAAACAAGAGAAATTATGTTCGACAACAAAATGCAATTAACGCCTAAACACATAGATGCGTTAATGCTTGTTAAACTATTCGTCAGAGAGTTTGAAAAGTATAAGCTCGATCCAGCTGACGAAGAGAGAGCTTGCAATAACCATTGCAGAAGAATGAGGATGGTCCACGAAACATGTAAAAACTTTGGATTTTAATCCACAAAATTTGCAACCTAAGTTAATAACCTATATATTTGTTCACCCTAATTTATTTTAATTCATGTCAAATTATAAATTCAAGACCACGAACATTCGTGGCAAACAATACGTCGAAGTAAATGAACGTATTAAGTTCTTCCGTCAGGAAGATGAGTACAAGAACTGGACTATATCTACAGAGTTTACTGCTCTAGATTCAGAAATGTGCGTCTGTAAATGTATCATAGCTGACGTAAATCAGCGTGTGATTGCTACTGGTCATGCTCATGAAGAGCGTTCAGCTAGTCACATCAACAAGACAAGCTATGTAGAAAACTGCGAAACATCAGCTATAGGTAGAGCTTTAGCTATGATGGGTATTGGTATTGATACTTCTATTGCATCAGCTAACGAAGTAGAAGATGCTATTGCAAAGCAAGAGAGTTTTGCACCAGTAGATAACATCATGGACAAGGCTGTAGCTTTTATTAAAACATCAACAGACAAGCGTAAGGCATACGATAGCATTGTTGCCAAGTATGGTGATCAACTTACTGACAAACAAAAAGCTGGACTCCAGAAATTTGTTAAGTAAATGAGATCTTACAGAGCTAATGTTAACCCTTTCTCTTCAAATTTTGTGTTGGTGGAATTGCACGATCATGAAGTTCAACGTATAGATGAATTTTGTGAACGTGTGATTCAACACAAAGAAAAAGAATCTCACTATAGTATTGATCATAGATCTATATATAAAAGATTCTACACTGGAACAGCAGGAGAATTAGCTCTTGAGAAACTACTTGATATTCAAGGCATAGTAAATTGGACAGTTGGTTTATCAAAAGATTACAACACCCCCGACCTAGCCGATGTAGGACTAGACGTAGGAGTTAAGACTGTAAACTTTGGCGTATTCCCGCTTGTAAAAAAACAAAACACACACCCTCAGATTTTATGTATACTATGGAAAAAGAAATGGGTGTATGTATGTGGGATAGCTTCCGTTGATACACTTAACAGATACCAGGATGATGAATTAATACTTGATGATCGTCTAAGATGTAGAGGTGTTAAGTCTGGATTCTATGGTTTTAGAGATCTAAAACGATTTAAAAATATAAACGAATTAAAAACCATTATAAATGAATTTAAGAAAAGAACTTACAGAGAGATTGGGTAAGGGACACTTGTCTTATTCCTCACTTAAATACGCATTAGGTGATATGCGTTTGTGGGAGATGTACATGAGAGGTGAACTTAAGAAAGAGTCTGAAGCTTTAACTTTTGGCACGTTGTACGATATGCTTTTGTTCGAAAGAGAAAAAGCTATGGATACGTATATCATACTAGATCAAGAGAAAGTACTTGAAATGTGTACAGACAAAACCAAGAAGTCTAAGAACCCTTACTTAACGAATGACTACAAGTCTGCAAAGGCAACATTAATAGAAGAGGCAGAGTCAAATGGTAAGACATTATGTAGTGCTGAGCATTGGCAACAGGCAAATGACATGATCGAGCGTCTTGTTTCGTGCGGACTTATAGGTAAAAGACTGCAAGGTAAATATCAAGTTGAGTTTAACGAAGATGTTGACGGTATACCATTAAAAGGTTTTCTAGATTGCCTTAACGATGATTGTATAGTTGACAGTAAGTCAACAAGAAGTATGTCAAAGTTTAAATATGATGTATCTAATTTTAGTTATGACATACAAGCATACATATACACAAAAGTATTTGGTATAAAAGATTTCTATTGGCTGGTGCAGGAGAAAACATATCCGTACTATCCAGCTGATGTAAAATGTTCAGACGAAACATTATTCTCTGGAGAAATGAAGTTTGACCAAGCTTTACAAAACATAAAGGATTGGTTAAATAAAAAAGAAGACTTCGATAGTAGCTATGCGGAGTTTATTGTGTAGAATTGTAAAAGCAAATCGTTTGCTTTCAATTATAATTTATAAATTATTTAAATCATGAGTGATACTAAGTATGATTCAGTACTCGTAGGGTACGCAGAAGAACCTCGCTTTTACGAAGGTGAGCTATCAAGTTGGTCTGTAAGTTTTAAAGACACAGATCTAAAAGAAATGATCGACAAATACGCTACAAGGCGTGACGCTGAAGGGCGTGGCGGTAACGTATACGTCAAGTTGTTTATGTCTAAAAATGGTAAAGCTTGCTGTTCAGTATTTGATCCTAACAGTGAAGCTGCTAAAGCAAAACGTGCTGAAAAGCAGGCAAAAGCTGAGGCTGTAACGGATGACATGCCATTCTAATAAACCTATGATTAAACACTCTCATGTTCGTGTAGCCTTCAAGAAACGGAAGGTTGTACACGAGCGTAGAGAGTGGATAGTCACTATTTACGATACACCATCTGATATCATGCGTTACGATTATAAAAATATGAATCGTCTACGTGATAAATACTTTACCCCAAAGGCGAAAAATAAAGATATTATCGTGCGTAAGATATTGGATGTTGTAGAGTTATCACGATCACAAATAACATTAGATGAACACAAAAGAGAAGCTGAAAAAAAAATGCGATGATGTTAAGAAACTTCTTCTAAAAAAGAATGAAGCTTACGGTGATTCAGCACTAATACCCGCAAATATATTCTCTCACCTCACAGCTGTAGAAGCTATCAAAATAAGGATAGACGATAAACTTAAGAGAATAGAAAATAAAGGCATTTACGATAATACAGAGGATACACTTATGGATCTAGCTGGTTATTTAATACTATTAATGGTGGCAAAAGACAATGAAAATAACTTTATTCAAGGACATAAAGGACATAAACAACCCTTACCACACGACTCTCAAGACAGCACTACGACGCATACAGCAGGGGAAGTCGAAGTCTCTTATTGATAAAGTTAGAGCAGGCGATAAGTCAAAGAAAAAACAGTTACCAATCGTTTGTTTTAGTGGAGAGTTCTCATCTAGAAATGATGATGCTCTCTTTGAGCACTCTGGATACATAGTGCTAGACTTTGATCATGTTGATGTTGATCAAGTAAAAACAGCTTTAGCTGTAGATGATTATGTATATTCATGCTGGACATCACCGTCAGGAGATGGCGTGAAAGCACTGGTTGCCATAACAAATCCTGAAAGACATAGAGATCACTTCAGGGCATTAAAGACATATTTTGATAAACAGTATTGTCTAGAGATAGATGAGTCTGGTGTAAACGAATCTCGTGCATGTTTTGAATCTTATGATCCAAACATCATTATTAAAGATGAATCTAAAAAGTTTGGGGCATTTACTACCGAAATGGCTGAGGCACAAGTGCCTGTAAATGAGTCATACAAGCATACAGATTACATGAAGTTAAACCTAGCCGCTAGAATGGTTAGGAGAGCTGAGGATGGAGAGAAGCACAGCACCTTACTGAAAGCTTCGCTTCTTTGCGGTGGTTATATAGCTGCAGGTAGGATAGAAGAGGAGGAAGCTATTAGAGTTTTGGTTCGTGAGATATGTAAAAGAGACATTGACTCTGAGATAGAGGCGAGAGCTACAATTATTAGAGGTATAGAGAAAGGTAAAACTATGCCGATAAGAGAAGTTATTGATGAAGAGCAAGCCATAAAGAGAGAAATGCTAATCAATGACGGTGATATGTCATTTATATCTTCTGATGATGAGGATTTTAGGTGGATCGATGATTATGCACAAGGTAAAATACCTTTAGGATTGACCACTGGAGACGAAAACCTAGATAAATACTTTAAATACAAGAGAGAGTTTGTAATTATAAATGGACACTCTAACGTAGGTAAAACAACAGCTGCATTGTACCTTATATGTAACGCAGCTAGAAGGCATGATTGGAAATGGGTTATATATTCTTCAGAAAACAGGACTGCATCAGTAAAAATGCAGTTAATGCAATACGCTATTGATAAAAAAATAGATCATATGTCGTATGCAGAGCGTAAATATGCTTATAAGTGGGTGAATGAATACTTCACTATCATCAATACAAACCAAGTTTACAGCTACTCAGATCTTATATTGTTTATGGACAAAATTAAAAGACAAACACACATAGACGCAGTGTTTATTGATCCATACAATAGCTTAAAAATAGAAATTAGCACTTCAAGAATTAGTTCACATGAATACCACTATGGTGCTGCTAGTGAGTTCCTTACATATGCAAAAACAAATGATGTAGCAGTGTGGTTGAACATGCATGCTGTAACAGAAGCACAACGTCGTAAAGGTGATGATGGACTTCCAGTAGCCCCTTATGCTGAGGACACTGAGGGGGGAGGTAAGTTTGTAAATAGAGCTGATTGTTTTTTAACTTTTCATAGAAAAATACAATCTCCAGACCACGATGTAAGAAAAATGACTGAGGTGCATGTTCGTAAGGTTAGAGAAACTGAAACTGGCGGTCAACCTACCCCTATAGAAGAACCATATCTTATGTACATGAATCTATCTCATACAGGCTTTAAAGGATGGCTTAAAAAAGAAACTTTGTTTGCTAGCATCAAACCAGAAAGTGAACAAAAACCTATTGACTTCTCTGCCTTTAAGTTGTAAATTCCATGCATGAAGAAAAAGCAGAAAAGAAAAAGATCATCAAGAAAGAAAAGTTTAGGTAAATTTAAGTCTGCTATAGAAAAGTATTGCTCAGATAGCCTTAGATCAGCAAACATACCTTTTGACTACGAAGAGCAAGAGTTTATGCTTATGGATAAATTCAGGTTCGAAAATAAGTATTTTAAGATGACCGCTAAGAAAAAAGAAATGTCTGACAGATCTAACAGTATACAACAGCCCATACGGTACACACCTGATTTTGTTGCTAAAGATGGGAGTTGGATCATAGAAACAAAAGGGTATTTACCTTCTCATCACGACTTTCCTATGAGATGGAAGCTTTTTTTAAAGTACATTATGGATAATGATCTAAATTATGATGTATATTTAGCAAAGAATCGACAACAAGTTGACCAAGCTATATCTGAAATAAAAAAATCTATGTGTGATGAATGAAAAAATAGTAAGTCAGACGTACTTTGATGCTTGTGAAAGGATTCACAGGGCGGCTGACATGCTTTATGAATCATTACACAACGAAGAAGGTACGCAAACAATTAAAGACTACAACGAAGTCCTAGCGAATATTAAAGCGTTTAGAGAATGGACTAATAATGAGCTAGATCTTATACGAGAAATGTGCAAGGAATCGGATAGTCTATTATTTTAATTAAATATGAAAAGAAAAGAAGTAGTTTCGCAAGCAGCGAAACAGGCTTGCGACGCTCTAGGTTTTACACCTGGTAAATGCAGAATGCAAACAACGGTGCAAAAAAGAATGGCTATAGCTATGGCGATGAAGCCTTACTGCAGCCATTATGAAATAGCTGAGGTGCTGCATAGAGATAGATCTGTAATATATCATTACTTAACTAAGCATGATGATTATATTCAATATTGGGATGGTTACAAACAATTTTATGAAATGGCTAAGATAGCTGTCGTAGATGTTCTTGCTGACTACGATATAAAACAAAAAGTCGCAGAGCTTGAAGATCAAATAGAAAGATTACTGAAAGCTAGAAATAAAATCAAAAAGAAACTTGAAGAGTCTACCTCTTAAGAGAATATCCTTTTTTACGTTTTTTCTTTACTACATACCCACCTTTTCTCAAGAAAGCCTTACTAGTTCTTTCTGCAACTCTTTCAACCATTGGTATAGGAAAAAGTAATTCATGGTTTCCGCCAGAAGATTGGGAAGGAAATACGTTTACAATTGTTTTTAGTCCAGCTGGTAAATTAGAATCTATTATTTTTTTAAATTCATTGGCTTGATCTTTAGTAAGATTTCCTTCAAGAAGAAGCTGTGTTTGCTCTGATGTCAAACCTAAAATCCCTTTTTTAACTGTTCCTTTACCTCTATTTCCCAAAGGATTTAATGTATCATACTTTATATCTTTCGGATCAAATTTAACAGCTTTGGATCTGTCTACAAGCCTTAAAAATAATGGGTACGAATCAGAGCTAAGGCTTGCACGAAACTTTTCTCCTACTTTTATCTGATCGGTAACTTCTTGTAAAAGTTTAAATGTTGCTTTTTGATCTTGACCTGGAGGCACCCGAAGATTCATACTCCATGGTGATGCTTCGTCCCTCCTAATTATTCCTATTCCGAAGTCAGAATTCGTAATT